TGCCTCTTAGTCAGTTTGAGGAGACTAGAACTAATGTGTTCCGCAGGGACTGCAAAACCTGCGTCAGCGTCAGACGATCCCAACAAAACTCTGAATCCCCCGAAGCCTACTTAAAAACACGCCTACTTAACCTTAGAAAACAACGGGTTCACGAAGGCATAAGTTTCCAAATTACCCTCGAAGATGTGCTGTCTTTATGGAAAAAACAAGACGGACGGTGCGCTTTGTCCGGAGTCCCGCTTACTTTTCATCAATCTGGTGGTTACGGAGATGGTAAAAAAGGCGAGTTTAACGCCTCTATAGACCGCATAAACCCTAATGGCCCCTACCTACCGGACAACGTACAGCTAGTTGCAATGCGCGTAAACTATATGAAAAACATCCTGTCAGAAGAAATGTTTTTCTGGTGGGTACGCAATTTGCACGACAACTACTCAAAAAAGATGTTCACCCCTCCCTTGTAGGCCCCTTTCTTTTTCTATACGATATTGTTTTACCGGGGTCATCCGGTATGCCTGACAGTCCCGGCTGACGACATGCAGACAGGTATACCCCAAATTAACTCGCATGTGAGGTTCTTATAATGGCTAATACCACTTTTTCTGGCCCTGTCACATCCACTAACGGATTTGTAGGCGCTGTAACAGGCGCTGTAACAGGCGACGTAACAGGCAACGTAACAGGCAACCTAACAGGCGGCGTTGCCGCTACAAGCGCGTATGTGCAAATTAATGCGGTAGCAGCAACAGCGATTGCAGACGCAGCAGACGCTATTAACACCGCAAACAAAGTAGCTGGCACTATCGTTCTAGACACTACTAACTCTCGTATTATGGTTGCTTTGGGCGCGGACGCTACATCGAATTGGGCGGTTGCCGACGGTTCTGCTACTGTAACCCCATCCTAATTAAGGGGGTGACCCATGAGTTTCAGTAACATCAAATCCGTCACTAAGACGGCAGATGCTTCAGCTGTGGTAGGACGTTGCCGTTTGTACGGCATTTACTTTACCAACACAGCGACAGGCTCTTCTTTCGCGTTAAAGGACGGTACAACGTCTGGGGGCACCGCTCTGGTCACTATAAACACCCCAGCAGCAGCTGGCGCTCAGGACTTGTTTATTCCAGACGCAGGTGTTTTGTTTGAGACGGGTATCTTCATTGACGTGAATGATGTCAACGTAAGCAGCGTAACTTTGTTCTTTGAAGGGGGTGATCCTCAGTAATGGCCAGCACCAAGAACGTAAAACGCACGCCTTCGGGACGTGTTTCTTATCGCGGTGAGACTTTTGCGGGATACAACAAACCCAAAAGAACCTCTGGAGGCAGTAAGAAGTTTGCGGTTCTGGCCAAGAAGGGAGACCAAGTAAAGTTGGTCAGGTTTGGTGATCCGAACATGACCATCAAGAAAAGCAATCCCGCTCGTCGAGCTAATTTTAGAGCTAGACATAACTGCGATACTGCAAAAGATAAATTCACTGCGCGGTACTGGAGTTGTAAAAAATGGTAAGGAAGAAGGCTGCAAAAAAGAAGGTAGTCCGAAAGGCTACCGGAGGCGCAGTCAGTAAGTCCTCTGTAAACAAAGCAGGCAACTACACGAAGCCTACTATGAGAAAACAGCTTTTTAATCAAATAAAGGCTGGAGGAAAAGGCGGTAAGCCCGGTCAATGGTCAGCGCGTAAAGCCCAGATGTTGGCTAAACAGTACAAGGCGAAAGGCGGGGGCTACAAAGACTAATGGCTCTTAAAAAGCCCCAGAAATCGCTAAAAGCTTGGACTAAGCAAAAGTGGAGAACTAAAAGCGGTAAGCCCTCCACACAGGGACCTAAAGCCACAGGCGAAAGATATCTGCCTGCTAAGGCCATTAAGTCTATGAGCAGCAAAGAGTATGCAGCGACCACCCGCAAGAAGCGAGCGGACACTGCGAAGGGTAAACAGTTTTCGGCGCAGCCTAAAAAGGTTGCTAAAAAAGTTAAACGTCATAGACGAGTGAGGTAATCAAAATGGCTGGACGTGGAATGGGTGCGGCAACTCGAGGTGGTGGATGCGTAGGCTCTGGACCTCGTAACAAAAAGGTTTCTTCTCCTAGCCCAAAGGTTGAAGTCATGATGGCCAAGGGCGGCATGGCTAAGAAAAAAGGCAAGTTCCCTGATCTGACAGGAGACGGCAAAGTGACCAAGGCTGACGTCCTGAAGGGACGCGGTGTTAAAGCCATGAAATATGGTGGCTCTGCATCTAAAAAGAAAAAGATGATGGGCGGCGGTATGGTAAAAGGCTATCGCAAAGGCGGTATGTGTAAGTAATGGCCACTTCTGGAACAGCGACATTTGATCTCAACATCGACGACCTCATAGAAGAGGCGTTTGAGCGTTGCGGCATGAGAATGACAGCTGGATATCAGCTGTCATCAGCTCGTCGTTCTTTGAATTTATTATTCTCGGATTGGGCTAACAGGGGCCTTAATCTTTGGACCATTGAGCAGGCTACTGCTGTACTGGCTGACGGCACGACTACAATTGCGCCGGGAGCTGATACGGTAAACGTGCTTTCTGCTGTGATACGAGACACGATAAACGGCCAGCAGCAGGACATCAGCATAGATAGGATAGGCCGGTCAGAGTATTTAGACCTGCCCAATAAGCTGACAAAGGCTAGACCATCGCAGTTTTATGTCGAGAGAACAACTACTCCAACTGTGTACTTGTATCCGACATCTGACAAAGCCTATACCTTGGTTTACTACCGGATTCGACGGATACAAGATGCCGGTGATTACACTAATACAAGTGACGTGAACTTCAGGTTTTTGCCTTGTTTGGCTTCTGGTCTGGCCTACATGCTTTCTCTGAAATATGCGCCGGACAGAGTAGGACTTTTGAAACAAATTTATGAGGAAGATTTCCAAAAAGCCGCGCTGGAGGACAGGGATACTGCCAGCGTCCATTTTGTGCCTCAGATAGAGTATTGAGATGGCTACGGCAACAGGCAAATTTTCCTACGGTCTGTGTGATTACTGCGGTAGAAGATACCGTTATCTGGACCTAAAAAAGAACTGGAAAGGGTTTATGGTCTGCCCTGAAGACTATGAGCCAAAAGAACCTCAGATTGAGCCTCTGCAATATAGAGGCGATGCAATAGCACTAACCAATCCGAGGCCAGATAGGACTGAACCTTTGACTGTCGTTGTCAACAACGCAGGAGGAGACACTCCTTTCGAGACGATACCAAATTCTATGCAGCCTGCCCCGTCCACGATAGCGGTGGAAGGAGTAGGTGAAATAGGCAATGTTACCGTGGTGACGCCATGACATACGATGAGTTAGTGACAAACATAAGAAATTACACTGAGGTGGACAGTAATGTTTTTTCTAACAGTGTGATTAATACATTCATCACAATGGCCGAGAACAGGATTCTTAGGGACATTGACCTCGATGTATTTAAGAAAGAATCAACTGCCTCTATGACCAGTGGCGATCGTTTTTTGACAATGCCATCGGACATATTGACGCATCGATACCTGATATTTACTGATGCAGCAGGAGATCAGATATTTTTGGATTTTAGGGACAATTCTTTTATTAAAGAGTATTGGCCTGATTTTACCGAAACCGGAGTACCAAAGTATTACTCGGTTTGGGATGAAAGCAACTTTTGTATAGCGCCGACACCAAGCACGACTTACTCAGTGCAGCTGGGTTATATCTACAGACCGGCACAGCTTTCCCCAACGAATACAACAACTTGGATAAGTAATAAGGCTCCTGAAGCATTGCTTTATGCCACTCTTATTCAGGCGTATAGTTACACCAAAGGTCCTGTTGACATGATGCAGTACTTTGAAAACAGCTATCAGCAGGCTGTCCAAGGTCTGGGAATTGAGCAACAAGGCCGCCGTCGTCGTGACGAATATCGTGATGGCATGATTAGGATACCTATTAAATCAGAGAGTCCCGGCCCATGATCCAAGGCGTTCAGACGACGTTCGACAATGGCTTTAAGGTAGATGTCCACACCACCAGTAATCGTGGGTGGACGCCAGAAGAGTTAGCAGATCGCGCTCTGGCAAAGTTAATTTCTGTGAGTGACACTGCTGATGAGCAGGTCAAAGCGCAGGCTCTGGTATTCAAAGAACAAATTAGACAGGTTTTAGTGTTCTACATGAAAGAGGCCATCAAATCAGATAGGACCACTGTTTGTGCAGAACTCGAAAAGCAAGGCCAAAATGAGTTGGCCAACATAATCCGTAAATTATAGGAGAGGCCCCTTATGGCTATTACTCAAGCAATGTGTACAAGCTTCAAAGTGGAGCTTCTTAACGGTATACACGCATTTGGAACTACAGTAACCCGTGGTGCGACTACTGCGGATAGCATGTACATTGCGTTGTACACCAGCTCTGCGACTCTGGATGCTACGACTACAGCGTACAGCGTGACTAACGAGGTGTCTGGCACAGGCTACACTGCGGGTGGAAATGCATTGACTGCGGTAGCGCCCACTAGCTCTGGCACTACAGCTTTTACTGATTTCAACGACACTACTTGGTCAACTGCGACTATTACTGCCAGAGGGGCTTTGATTTACAACAGCACTCAGTCTAATAAGGCCGTGGCTGTGCTTGATTTTGGTGCAGATAAAACGTCTACCGCAGGTGATTTTACTATTGTGTTCCCAACTGCGGACGCTAGTAACG